TGAGCAGGCTAGGCGCGCCCGTTCCAGCTAGCGATCTTGCGGTACAGCAACCAAGTGCTGCAGAAAGGGCGGCGGCGCTCAATGCTGCTATCGCAACGTACATAAACGCCTCTCGGCCGTACGTTCCTCAGGGTGCTTCAACTCAAGGCGGCAGCCAATTGGGGACAGCCTTTCTGCAGCGCAATTACGTCTCGGGCACAAATCGGATCTGCGTATATAACCGCTTGGGTAGTGAGTACGTCGTGACGATTGGCGCGACGCAACTCTGTCCGCTGTCACAATAGTTCTGCTTCTGTCGCGGCCATTAGGGAACGCAGACGCGCTCGCGACTGGACTGCTCGCGCGTGTCGCGCCTAAGCCCGCCTGTGCCGCGCCTCGCATGCCGGCGAGGGAGGTGCGGGCGTCCGCGAGGAGGCGGCGAACGTCGTGGGTGAGCGCCACGGCCACCGCCCGCGATTGGGTGCGGCGTGGTCGCGCTGCTGTGAAACTGTCAGAAACGCAGCAAGCGCGGCCGGGAGCCGCATCGCCATCGGGCCGCGGCCTGCCCGATAGCCCCGGATTGCAGCGATCAGCCGAGCGTGCGTGCCATGCGCTCGGCCTCTGCTAACAGATCGCGCGCTTCTGCGGCCTCGGAAGGTCGCAAGTCGCGGCGTTCGGCATCGGCCAGCGCCAGCACGTCGCGCGCCCGTTCGATCAGTTCGGACAGGCGCGCCTCGCGCAACGGTTGACGGTTCAGCAGAGCCGATTTCATCGGGCTTCGAGCGCAACAAACGGCGACACGGTGTTGCTGCCGTCACGCAGCGTGGTCGGCGCGTTGTCCTCGCTTGTCGCGTTCAGCCGCAGGATCAGCCGCATCGCCAACAAGTCTTGCGACCAGCCCGCGTGAATCGACGTTTGCAACGTGGCCTCGCGGCGAACTGCCACCAAGTAGCGAGAGAGGTCGCACAAGAGGCAATCTCCGACGGTGCCGAGCGGACTGCAAGCATCCGTGACGACAGCCGGCCGACCAAAGATCGTCAGCGAGCCGTCCGGCCCCCACACGACAGCGGGCACGAACGAACCGCCGACGTTCTCTGTACCGGCCACGTTCTTGATCGTGACCGACATTTGCACGAGCGCAGGAACGCACGTCGGATGCAGCAGCCAGGTCGCGTTGCGGAACGAGCGCGGGTGCAGGCGACCGACCATCTTCGCTAGATTCGCCAGCAGCAGCGTTGCCGCGCTCTGGCCAGATTCCTTCGTCTGCGTCACGAGCGCGGGTGAGTTCAGGATTCCCGTCGGCTGTCCGACTCCGCTGCCGCCCACGAACGCATAGTCGAGTCCGCTCGCAACCGCAGCGGCCATGATGTTCTGAATCCGGCGCTCGGCGTTCGGCATATCCTCGAAAATCTCGGACGACAGCGAAATGAAGATTGCGCCCTTGTGCATCGGCAAGGTGACATCGCGCAGCTTCGCGGCCTGATCGGTGCCGCTGGCACCTTCGCCCATCCACTTGAGTTCGACACCGGCACGCTTCGCGCCGACCTGTGACGACAGATCGAACGCGGGAAAGACGCACGGGTTCGAGTTCACCGGAATGACGTTTGCACGCGGCCGGATCGCCTCCTGTTCGAGCGCCTGATCCAGCAGCGCATCGACCCATGCCGGAGCCACCGCAAAGCCACCGTCGGCCCCGACGCCTTCGCGTTGAAAGGTAGTGGTCGCAGCGCGCAGTCGCGGGTCGGTCGGATCGCGCACCGCGGCGAGCGCGAATGCGCCGAGACTCGAAAAGCCGCCGGCACCGCCCGCGGTCGGCGTGTAAATGTCGCCCATCCGGCGTGAAGCAATGTGCGCTTGCCCACCGGGAAGCTGGCGTGCGACCGGCTCGCCGGAGTCGGCCGGTGTCTTGCGGCCCGCGGTGCGGCGTGGTTCGCGGCTTCCGGCTTCGCTGCGGGCGTCGAGTTCCGCATTGATCGCTTGCAGCGACAGCGCCGCGACCTTGAGTGCGGCTTGCTGGTCGTCTGTCAGGCGCTTCGCCTCGGACAGTTCGCCGCGCATCTCGCGCAGTCCGCGCCGCCAGTCTTGCAAGTCGGCCCATGCGGCGCAGTCGAGTGCGACACGCTCAAGCGGTGCACCTTCATAGTTGGCTGCGACGGCCACGAAGGCGCGCAGATCATCGGCGGCAACATCGTCGCCGAGCAGGGTGATTCGTTCAGTTGTTTTCATGGATGCGGTCCTGTGAGTGCCGATGGCGAGCGCGAGCAGAGCCGACCGGCGAAAGTTCATCGCAAGTCGCCTAGTCGCGCCCGCCCTCAGCGGGACCGCAATCGCCAAGCCGTAATCCCGCGCGCCTCGCGCTTGGAATCACCCTCGGAAGGCAGTAGGCGAAGCGTATTCGAGCATCGTGCGCCGAGCAATGAGGCACCTTGCCTGCATCAATGCAGCGTCGGCCCGGAGAGCCGGTGCGCGTCATCAAACGGCACAGCACGCTCGACACGCCAAACGATGCGGCCACCATACGCCAGCATCAGCACAAGGCATTCGGTGCCCGCGAGTACGCGCAGCCGGACGACGAAAGCCGCGCCGCTGGCGACCCGTTCGGCAAGCTCCGCTTGGCGCTCCGGCGCTTCGCGGTTCAGCGCAGCCGTCAGCGCAAGCCCGAGCACGTTATGCAGATCGCGAGATGCCTCATCGTCATGCAGGCTTGCAGCCACGATCACGGTGCGCTTCGCGGCGATCAGAGCCGCCTCGAACGTCAGCGCATCCGGCACATAGTCAATCGCCAGTTCATCGCCGCTGGCGATTCGCCGCAGGATCGCGGGAGCATCCGCGCGGTCGAGAATCACCGGCAGGAAGTTCGAACGCATCAGTTCGTGCGCATCCTCTGCGCCGATGTCCTTCGCCTGTTCCGGGGTGGGACTAAAGGTTGTCATCGCTTGGACTCCATTTCTCGAACGTGATGCGGCCCGCCGTCACGATGCGGGGATGCCAGCCAGCGGCAGTAGTCGGGCGGCGACGCGCCGGGGTGGCCGCGTTCCCATTGCAGCCACCAGCCGAGCAGCAGCGGCCAATCGCCGGGGATGAGGGCTTCCCACGGATCAGCGTCGGAAGTGCCCGCGAAATAGTCGCGCACCCGATCCGGCATCGGACCGCCGCCACCGACGCGACGCACACGGCGAACGCTCTTGCGCTCCGTCATGCTTCGACCGCTCCCGGTTCGAGCTTCAAGAGCCGCAGCGCTGAGTGCATCCGGTTCGCGGCGTCCCGCTCGACAGCGGTGGCCGGGTGGGGCTTGCTCTGATTCCAGCGGTCGCGCACGACGCACCCTTCGGCAGCCAGGATGCGGCGCGCCTCTCGCAGCCGGTCATACGCTTCGCAGACGCTTTGCAGCAGCAGCAGGCCGGCCGCGTCGTCTAGCGTGTAGTCGGTACGCAGTCGATTCCATAGACGGCGCGCTTCGGCTGTCAGATGCGACGGCGGTGCGTCACTTTTTTTCATGGTTCGGCCCTCCGTTTCTTCGGATGGAATCGGCGGCCGTCCCCGAGCGACGTTTGGCTGAGGATTTGACCCGCGCACCGGTTGCCCGCGTCCGCCGTCCGCGTTCGAGTGCCGCCAGTTGCGCAGCCGACGCTTCGGGCCACAACGCGTCAACGATGCGAGCCAACGCCTCAGCCAGTCTGTGCGCCTGCGGTGAGTCCGGGCACCGGGTCAGCAGAAACGAGCGGCATTCCTGCGCGCTGTGCGAAAGCGCCAGCCGGTGCCGCTGGCCGGGGGTCAAGCGCGATAGCTCGTAGCTCATCGGCCGTCCCCGAATAGACGCTCGGCCCGCCGTGCTGCGGCGAGTGCGCGCACCATCTTCCGCAATCGGTCGGCGCAGGCTCGCGCCTCGGAGCTTGTCGGCGCGTGCTGTTCGAGCAGCGATGCCGCGAGCAACAGCACGTCGATTGGCGATTGCCCCGGCTCGACAAGCTCGCCCGTCACGCGCAGGCGACGGCGCGCATCATGGTCAAGGTGCGGCATTGCCCCTCCGGCTTGCCACGCGGCCCGCTGAGACGAGTACGAACGGCGGCCTTGTGTCTGTATCAGCCGTACCCGGATCGCCTCGCCTGAACGCGCGCAGGGTCGCTGCCACGGTTGCGGGGCTCAGGCGCTTGGGTCGGCGGGGCGGTTTCATGGTCGGTCGATCCTTTCAACTTGCGGGGATGGCGGGGATGGCGGGGATGATTTCCTTGCTAACGCGTGAAAGTGTCAGTTCATTTGTTGACAGTTCTGGCCGGCAGCGCCGAAACGATCCCCGCAATCCCCGCAATCCCCGCCGATGCGGGCGATTTGCCAAAGGATCGCGCCGCGGTGTTTGTCCAACTTTCCGCGCAGAGCGATGCGGCCGCTGACCTGATCCTTCACCGCCCGCAAGACGTGCCCGACGCGTACCGCCGACGCCGGCTTGTCGGCAAGCCGCGCGCGGATGACTGCGGCCAGCCGCCCGACCGCCGACACTTCCGATGCCATGCCGGCATCGCGCGCAACCTTCGCCACGTCATCGGCCGTGAATGGTTCGCTCCCGAAGTGATCTTTCAACGCGGTCAGCAAGTCGGCGCGTTCCTCGGCGTCGGGATCTTCGTCAGCAATCTGATCCTGAGACTTCACCGCATCGGGTAGCCCGAGCCACAGCAGGGCATCGCGCACGATGCGTGACCATTCCTCGAAGCTCGCGAGCGGACGCGCCAGCGGTTTCCGGTTCGTCCGCAAGTGCGCGGCGAGGATGGTCAACGCAGCGCCGAGCAGTTCCGCGCGATTTGCGCGCGCGTACTCGGCGGGTGTCCAGTCGAACGCGCGATCCCACGGCCGCTCGCTGCGCGGATCAATTCGGGCGACGATGACCCGGCGGACCATATCAGCGCACGGGGTCACGTTGTTTCCGGTCGCCGACCAAACTGCGCCATTGACCAGCGTCAGCCGGTCCATTGTGCCGAGCATGCGATCCGCGACGATGGGCGCAGTCAGCACGCGGTCGAGTGCGGCGCTTCGCAGCACGCGACCGTTCGCGATGTTGTCGAAGCAGATGAATGACTCGCCTGCGTGTAGCGCGGCGCTGATCGACTTGCGCATTTCTTCATCGTCGCCGGCCCACCCGCACACGCTCGGCGCGAGTCCGTCCGCGATGATCGAACCGGATTCGATAATCTGCGTCTTGCCGCTGCCCGCGGTCGGCGACGTGATCAGATGCAGCGGCGCGGTCGGCATCAGGTGCCGCGCGGGCTTCGTGAGGATCAGCGACAGCGCGACCGATTCGCCGTACTCATCCGCCCATGCGTAACCGGAAAACAGCACGCGCAGCCGTTCAAGCGCAGCGAGTGCATCGGCCTTCGTTGGCGCGTCAGGGATGGTCGGAAGTTCGCCGCGCGACGCGAGCAGCATCCCGGTCGCATCGTCATAACCCGGAGTCGTCCACACGCTGCCATCGGGGCGCAGCACGGGTGAACAGGTAATCCCGCGCAGCGGGCGGATGCCGTCGAATTGCCCGTCCGCCAGCATCGCGGGCGCAGCCCATGCCGGCGGGTCGCAGGCGATCCGCTTCCTTGCGCGCCGGTCCCAACGCTCGAAGCGTGCGCGACGCGCAAGCTCGGTCCCAATCCATTCCGGCGGACACGGGGCGATCAACAGCCGCGCATCATCGGTGCGCAGTCGGTCCGGCCGTTCGAGCCGGTCGGCACGGGCCACGCGCACAAGCGAGCCGCCTCTCGCATAAACCGCGGGATGCTCCCCGAAGATCGCCATGCACGCATCGACGACAGGGGCGCGGCGTCCCGGCGTGCAGTCAATTGCCGGTCTGCCGTCCGCGGTCTGTCCAAGGTCATAGCCGGCAGTCTCAGCGGCGATGTCGGTGCCGTTGATTCGTTTCTTTCTCGCCTTGCGATGCTCATTAACGACGGCATCGGCGACCGCGTGCAAGTGCGGTAGATCGTCAGGCCGCATGTTCGAGTTCCAGCATCAGAGCCGCGATTCGCTCCCGCGCCACGCCAGCGCGCTCGCGGTCAGCCTCGCCGAGTTCGCGCCCGCTCGCCACGTCGGCTAGCACGATCCACGCGACGCCGAGTTCATGCTTGAGCGCGGCCACGACATCGCGCGCCCGCCACGGTTTGCGAATGTGCGGCGCTCGCTTGTCGTCATCCACGCGCGGCGGGAACAGGTCGGCCAGGTCGAGCCGGACCGCGCCGACGATGGACGCGACATCGCAGCCGGCATGACACCGAAGCAGGATGCGTCCGGGCTCGGGCTCATAGATCGACAGCGACCGCGTGCCGTGCCGGGACTCGTGCGCTGGACAGATCGCACGCCAGCGCGGGCCGTGACCTTGCACACCGTCAAGCTTCGAGAGCAACGATTCGACAGACACGCGCGGCCCTTCAGCGTGCGGTCGTCAGATTTGCTCGGCGCTCGGACAGAAAGGCGAGCACGTCGCCCGCTCGCCAACGAGTGCAGCGACGGCCGTCACGTTCGGGCTGAGGGAAGCGACCGGCCTTGACTTCGGCGGCGAGCTTCGAGCGGCCCCACCCGACAAGCGCCATCGCTTGCGCGTAGGTGAGGCGCTGCTCAGGGTGGAGCGTTGGCGGGAGGGTGCCTTCGTAATCGCGCTTCATCGTGTGTCCGTCCGGGTGTTGACGGACGAATTGTTTGCGATGAAGCCCGACGGCGTAAGGTGACAGAGTGCTCTGTCACCCTGCGCACTTGTGGGGTGACAGAGTGCTCTGTCACCCATTCGACTAGCGAATGGTCGCGCGCAGTCCCGATGCGGTTGCGGTGCCGGTCTTGCCGCGCACGATGCGCTCGCGAGCGCGTTTAATGGCGCGGCCTACTGCATCGACGGTCTTGCCGTGGCGCTCCGCCAGTTCGCGCACTTCGCTGAGTGGGGCGCGGACTTTGAGCGCGAGCAGCGCGATTGCCGCGCGGTAGTCCTGCGCTTGCGGACGGTTGCCGCTCGCCTGATTGCGCACGCGCGCGCCGGTCACTTTGCCCGCAACGTACGCAGCGCGCACCGCTTCGAGTACCGCTTCGCGCCAAGCCGAACGATTGAGCGCATCGCGAGCCGCGTCGAGTGTGCGCCCGTCACACAAACGCGCGGCCTCGTCAACCGCGAGCCGCGCCAGATCGGCGGCGGTAGTGCGGGGCTTCGTCATGATGCGGCACCTCGTGTCACTTGCGCGCTGGCCTTCCTGCGTCCGCGTGCCAGCGGTACAACGTCGGCAGTCTTTGCCACTTCGCGCCCATAGAGCCGATCAGCCCACAGCGCCAGCGCGGCGCGTTTCTCGCCGTCGTAGTCGTGACGGTCGTAGTGCCGTTGCTGCACACCGCCAAGTCCGTGCGACTGCAATTGCGCGCGCACGTCCGACGACACGCCGAGCGCAGCTAAATGCGTCTCGGCAGTCCGGCGCAGATCGCACAAGCGGAACGAGCCTTGCTCAAGCTCGCGTGCTGCGGCCATCTCGGCGCACAGTTTGATGATGACCGCACCGCACGTCCGCTCCGTCAGCGGCTTGTCGCCGCTCAGGCTGAAAAGCGGTGCTTCGGCGCTGTCGCCACAACGCGCGCGACGGTGCGCCATGATCGGCAGCAGATCGGGCAGCACGGGCACGGCGTGCCGGCGTGGCCTCGCAGCGCGGTTGCGGCCCTTCGGGTCGAGCAGTTGCAGCGTGCCCGCGCTCAAGTCCAGGTCGGCCGCCGTCGCGCGCAGCAGTTGCGAGGGCCGCTGTCCGCCGAGCAGGACACAGGCAATGACTGCATCGCGCTGTGCGCCAGCGGGGAGGGCGGTCAAGCGATTCCAGAACGCGCGAAGCTCGGGCAGCGTCAGCGCACGGTCGCGCGTGCCGTTGAATTGCGACAGCGCCGGCAGTCGGTCGGCCGGATTCGCCGACACGTCAAACGCTGCGAACGCTCCCGGCACAGCGGGATCAAGCCGCGCGCGCGATGCGAGCGCGAACGCAGCGCGCAGATAGCTGCGCAGCTTGGCGGCGGTGCGGCCCTTGCCCTTTTCGATCAGCTTCGCGAGCACGTCGCGCAATTGCTCGGGCTGCACTTCGGCAGCGGGCAATGCGGCGATCTTCGGGAATGCTTCGGATATGTGCAGCTTGACCATCAACCGCACGTCCTTTGCGCTCGGTCGCGTGCCGAGCGAGGCAACGTAAGCGCCCATCAGTTCGGCCAGCGTGCCGCGCGTGGCCTTGCGCTCGGCAATCTCGCGGGCCGTCGCCTCGGCCCTTTCCTCGGCCGCGAAGTGCTCGCGCAGATCGCGCACGCCACCTTGCAGCAGCCGCGACCATGCGCCCGCACGCTTGCGCAGTTCCGCGAGCGTCAGTCCGTCGCGGCCGTCCGGGTCATACGCGCCGACGCGCAGCGTGTCGCGCGAGCCGTCCGCCATCGTGTAGCGATACATGCCGACGCGCGCACCGGCTGGCGTACAGCGCACCATGAATCGGCCTTCGCCACGCGGCGCGGGATCAATCAGCCAAACGTCTTTGCCGCGGCGCTGCGCCGCCCTCGCGGCTTTTTCGATTTCCGCCGTCGTGACCATGCCTGCGCGCGCTGTCGCGCTGCCGCGCTTTTCCGCCGTTGCACTCGCGGTTGATCGCATACACTCCCCTACGCTGTGGTTCAGCGGACTTAAGTCCGCCGCGTCCCCGTTGCCGTATGGTTGCCGTTTCTCGCTGGATTTGAGTGGTTCCAAGCGAACCCATGCGGACAGAGTATGCGCGTAAGTGATTGATCGGTAAAGACTGTGCGGGCAAGTGCGAACCCATGCGGACGCATGGTGAACTGACTTAAAATCCGCCGCAAGCGAAAGCAAGCATGCCGGTTCGAGTCCGGCCCGCGGCACCAGATACACGATGAAGGTCTTCAACCTAAGTTGCGACAACGAACATGCCTTCGAGGGCTGGTTTGCCT